GAATTATCCCTTGGTACCGCCCGCCTTTTTTAACAGGAACAAATCAATGATCATCAACGGACAATCCTTATTTGCACTTTCGCCTATTGCGGAAATGCTCAACCATAAAGCCAAGGTACATGGCGTATCCTATGGCCTTGACGAAAGCGGGTACGACATCCGCATCGCGGAAAGGATCGTACTTCATCCCTTCAAACGTTTTGCGCTTGGATCATCGGTAGAGAGATTTACCATGCCCACCAACCTTGTCGGTTTGCCTTGCAACAAATCCACATGGGCGCGGCGCGGTCTCGACGCTTCAATGACAACCAAGATCGAGCCGGGGTGGTGCGGATACCTAACCATTGAAATGATATACACGGGATGGAAACCTTTGGTCATTCCAGCGGGCGCGGGTATCCTTGCCGTGGTATTCCACCAACTCAGCGACAAAGCCGCTTACAAGGGCAAGTATCAAAATCAGCCAAACCGTCCCGTAGACGCTATTCTTGAGAAGGCGTAACCATGCCCATTGCCAGACGTAAGATACCAAAGCGGAAACCCAAGCCAAGGAAGAAGCTTTCATCCCATGACCTGCTATGTCGTTCCCTTTGCAATCGATTGCAGCAGGATAGCGACGAAGACGTACGTTACGTCATGAATGCGATCACTCCTATTGAAATGAGTGCACACCTAGCCGTTCAATGGATCATGGCTAACTGCTCTACTGAGATAAATACTCTGCAAGATAACGGACCCTACGGTAAGGGCGCTACGTTTCGAGTGTTTATGCGGTACGAAGACCGGACGCGGAAGCCCAAGCACGGCTCCATATACCCTAGACTGACCTGCGTAAAATGCTCGCCCGTGCTGATTATATCGGCTATGCTATGCTATATCGAACTCGCACAACATCTAGGACGGTGGCCTCATGATAAGACGTAACATCACACTGCGCGGCATCAAGATCGAACAAACCCGCCAAAGCTACAAAGACATGAAAGAGAAGCTTCGTCAGAAATTTATCGATGACGAGGAAGCCCTCGACAAAGTGGTAACGCACCTCATACAATCAGGTTTCGATACCGAAGACCTTTACAGTTACGAAAAGCAATCGCAGAACAGAAATCGACCTGCGGTGGAAGCTTTCATGTTCAACAACGAACACGTGATCGATCAACTCTTTCTGACACAAGGCACCTACACCTCTTTCCGCGACACTGCGGCAGACCCCAACTATGCCTTGCGGCACAAGGGTCAAACCGAACTGATCATCCGACGCCTCACACCGGGAGACCTGCTACTTGCTGAGTGCGCTCAGGTACACGGGGCGAGGAACAGCGGACGTATACCTGTGGCAGATCAAGCAAACTACTGGCAAGACATCTGGCACGAAATGCTTTTCAAGGTCGTACCGGAACGCAGACGTAATGATCTACGGTGGTTATTCGAAGACCTCAACGCGGCGGCGGCGGGGATCATGACGTTCACACAAAACTCTCTAAAATACGTGGAGGAATATCACGTACATCTGCATGAAGCCTTTCTCGACCCTGAAAGCCAATTCTACTGCGGCATGATCTTAAAATGGGAAACACGACGCGAAGGCGAAAAGTTCAAACGCGGCTGGTACATTGACCGCGTGGATAACCGCGACGAAAGCAGAGCGATGTTTTGCTGCGTACTCGCGGCCTACGGCATAGACAATTATGCACGTGCTACACTGGACGGTCTTCGAACCTTGCCGCTCGGTGACAACTACCATACTATTTTAACGGGTTACCTTTGCCAACTAAAGGAAGCACCCACCTATTTCAAAACGAGGCTAGACAATGGCAATGAAAAAGCGGAAGAACCCACCACGGGAAACGACTACAGCCCGTCAACGTTCTGGGGAGCATGATCGTACGCGGGCGCGTAATCCTTTCCTTACTGGTCTCCGTCAAGACGTACATCAGTTTGTCGCGGCGAACCCGAACTCTACAAGGCGCGATGTCGCAGTGGGTATCGGCCTTGCGAACAATGTTGCAACGGCTCGGATCAAGGAACTGATCGATGAGGGTTATCTATTTGAACCTCCCGGCGCAAGGAAGCGCAATACTTCTGGCGTTAACGCTAGGGTACTGCAAGTCAGCGATAGACCTGCGGGCGGAAGCCCCCTTGATAAAGTCCGTATCGAGGTCACCCTTACAATCGATCACAACGGGAACTACGGTGCAGCGGCAACGGTGGTCGGCGGGGGCCACCAAAGCGGTAAAACGATCCCTATAATGTCAAAGCGCATAACCGTTACCGCACCCCACCCCGACAGCTACAAGTCTTCTACGGCGGCGGAAACCGTCTCTACGGTATCCCGTATGGAAACACAAAACTATGCGGACGACATTATCGATGCGGACTATGAAACCATAGACGGTTGATCTACTATAAAAGTTAAGCTAATGTTGCCTCTAATCCATATAACGAGGCTAGGGCAACATGGCTCCATCACATACTATAGGCATCGTAGGCGTTCGTGACCATAAAGGGTCGTTGTACGAGAACGCCACATACGTTGTCCGTACACTCGAAAATCACCTTCGTATGAGAGGACATGATCCTCTATCCGTCAAGATCGTCACAGGTGGCGGCAAGGGCGTTGAGCAGATGATTGTGCAATGGTGTGACGCCAAGAAAGTCGAATGCCGAAAGATACCACCGAACATCCAAGAATTCGGGGCAAAGAAAGCCTTCACAGTACGCAACAATCACATCGTATCACAGTGCGACGAATTGATTGTGTTTTGGGATGGCTGCATCGACATAATCACTGAAAGCGTCATAACCGCAATGCACCAGAGCAAGCAAGCAACGGTGTATCCTGTCATCTGAGGATCACAATGAACAATCCATTATCTATCGCAGTCATCGGCCTCGGCTATGTCGGACTACCCCTTGCCGTACACCTCGCCCGCGCGGCTTTCAACGTCACAGGCGTGGACATCAACCAAGACTTAGTTCACGCTTTGAACAGGGGAGAACGCCCAAACCGCGACCTACCCAAAGAGGTATTTCCTATACCAAAACGGCTGGCGGCAACCCATGTCGTGCCTTCCTACTGCGATGTGTATATCGTAGCCGTACCAACCCCTGACATCGAGAGGGTCATGGACCCTGTCTACGTCCTAAACGCTTGTCGTCAGATCGGGCAGGTATGCAAGGATGGTGCGACAATCGTTATCGAAAGCACGGTGACGCCGGGGTCTACCCGTGGGATACTGCGTGAGGCGGTGCGGGAAGCCAAAGGCGATTACAACTTCCATATTGCCTTTTCGCCAGAGCGCGTAAACCCCGGCTCAAGGTATTTCTATGAAATGGGCAATACCGACAAACTGATAGGATCACCAAGGGAATGTGAAGACGTTCTACGCGAAATATACGGGCGCATCTTTCAAAACGTGGTCACGGTCGGCGTCGAAGAAGCGGAACTCGCCAAAGCTTTTGAGAACATGCAGCGGGACGTTAACATCGCCCTCATGAATGAACTTGCGATGCAGTGCCTAGAGAAAGGCATCAAATATACGGACGTGGTAACGGGCCTGCGCACCAAAACGACAAGCCCTGTGTTCAACTCCGGTATGGTCGGCGGTCATTGCATCCCTGTTGATCCGTATTTTGTAGCGGAATACTACAATGACCCCGATTGCCTAGCCTTACAGGGCCGCAGCATAAACGAGGCGTATATCCAACACATCGCAACCGCTACAATCGATTACAGGACGGGCAGCGGCCTTACCCTAATCATCGGTAAGACATACAAAGCGGGCGTGGTCGATCAGCGTAACTCAGGTTCCGCAAAACTCCTGAACTACCTGCAAGCCGATCACGATAACGTGGCAATCCACGATCCGTTGATTGATCCGGTTTACGATGGTGCTACACCTAAGATCATCATCGGGGCCGTCAATCATAATCCTAATATGAATGTGTTCGAATACTATGGCTGCGGCTCACGCTGCACATTCATCAACATTGGCGGCGGCTTCAACTCCAATCAAACCAAACCATTCCATAAGGTAGTACAGCTATGACCGAACCACGTAAGAAATGGCAACACCGCGACGTACAAGCACCTCGACTGCGTATCTTGTTCGACCCGATCTATATTCAGGCGGCAAACCTCGGCTCGTCCTCTACACACAGGCGCTTCTCACTTCTCGCCAAGGAACTTATATCCCGTGGTCACTTCATCTACTGGATGGTACCGGACAAAGATTACGAACTTGCCGACAGTATCGAAGACCACCCACAGGTCGGCATCATTCGCACCGATTATATTCAGGATCAATTCGTCATTGACGGTTTGGTCTCATCTGAGTTTTTCAACCTGTTCAACCGCATCGCGGGTAAATACCATATCGACATGGTGGTAACGGGACGGACAGGCTCGGCATCCATGATTAAGAAAATCCTCGAAAGCCCACGCTTCCACGACAAGGGAGACGGCCACGTCTATACCGACAAGCATTACAAACTGCCCATGACGATCATCGAAGGTTTCCCTCAAACACCTGACAGCCAATTCGTCAGTAAATCATATTGGCTGGGGCAATGTCAGGGATACCTCACGGCTGACTGTACGTTCTTTCAATCGGAGCATAACCGCTCAGAGATTACAACGGAAATGGCAAAGACCTACACGCACAGCACCATTCGTGACTTCGTGGAGCATACCGAAATCACACCCGCTGGCGTGAACTTCGAATATCTCGACAAATACCGTCGCCCTGATCGGTGGAAGGTCGAGAAAGACTTTCGCGTGGTCAGCGTCGGGCGTCTCATGGCGGCAGGCCATCGGGAATACCTCTCATGGTTCGACTACGTCTACAAGTCGGGCATTGACGCCAAACTCATTGTCTCGCTATCCGGTGGTCTCGGCGGGCCAACATCTGCGGCTCTTACCAAGCTTGGCGTAAACTTCGACGCTGACAATCCTCAATTTCAGCTTATCATCAATAACCCAAGGCTGAACTTCCTCAAGCTTCTGAACACGTGCCATGCAGGTATCGTTCCAGTACACCACTACGACTGCCCCACTGGACCCCGCGAAGCACTGTATATGGGCGTCCCGCTCATCATGCCTATATCGGACTACCAGAAGTCATTCTTTCCTGACTATCCGTTCAAGATCAAGCCGTCAGACAAAGCGCAAATGCTGGCATATCTGCAAGAAATCAAGGATGATCCTCAAGCTGCGCGGGACAAGATCGAACCCTACCGCGAACTGGTCAAGGAACGGATGGATGCCCAACGCAACAACCTATCCCTTGCCGACAAGATAGAGGAAGTTGCGCGGGAACCTCTGCCACGCTTCAAAACGTCAGGCGCAATCCTCGGCTTTCTGGAAGAACTCAAAGGGGAACGTTACACCTTCCCTGACATCGTAGCCTACTTGAAAAAGTGCGGCGTAATGGGTATATCTATTGGCGACCTCGGCATTCGCTCAACGTGGACTTATGGACGCGGTACAATCCACCACGCTATGCGATACTGCGGCTTTGTCGATCTATGTGACGGACCCGATGAGGTATTCGTACGCAAGGACGTATTTGACGCCATGCAATCGACTGCAAGCAAACCCAAACGGCGGAAGCCCACCAAGCGGAGAACATCATGAGAGTTAAAGTAGGCGACACGTGGTACGACGCAAAAGATCAGCCCATCTGCATTCAAATGTCCGAAGGCGATCAACGTAACATAGCCAATATGGACAGGGCCGTAGCTACCGAAGGTAAGTACGCAATATTCCCCGGCGCATGGGGAACACCTGACCAAATGCGTGAATGGATGGAGACAAGATAATGTCTACAACTCACACTTACGTTGAACTCGCCGTATCTGCCCAAGCCTTTGAGGAAATCAAAGAGAAGCTTGAGGAAGCAGGTTACGATCATGTATTTGACACAAGCGGCGGCACTTTGCGTATAGATATGCACGGTCTCGCTTTGGTAGAGGAAACAGAATAATGCCTATCAGGAAAAAGAAACAGCCAAGCCAAATCACTGAGCGCCCGCCTGCGCCAACTCCAACTAAGCCAAAGAAGGACGAGGGCCTAGAAATCCTCATGATCAATGTCGAAGACCTCATCCCTGACGACGACAACCCTAACGAAATGGATGAGGCTACCTTTGACGCACTGTGCGACGAAATCCGTGAGCAAGGTTTCGATGAGCCTATCCACGTGCGGCCCTCTCCTACTATCAAAGGTAAGTGGGAGATAGGATCAGGTCACCACCGCACCAAAGCGGCTATGGTAAACGGTCTGACCGAAATCCCTGCGGTCATTAAGCACTGGTCCGACAGGCAAAAGAAAGTGGCCCTCACCAAGCGCAACGTTCTGCGCGGTAAGATGAATACCACCAAACTTACCCATCTTTATCGTCAACTGGCGAAGGACAGCAAAGACCCGTCAATGCTGCAACGCGAACTCGGCTTCACGAACCAGAAAGACTTCGAAGCCATGATCGATAAGATCGAAACCAACTTGCCACCCAAGCAAAAGAAGAAGCTTGCGGAAGCCAAGGAAAAGATCAAATCGATTGACGACCTTTCGTCCGTTCTGAACCGCATCTTCAAAGAAGCGGGCAGCGAACTCGACAAGGGTTACATGGTATTCTCTTTCGGAGGAAAGAAGCACCACTACTTCCAGATCGGCTCTGCTACTGAGGCCCGCTTGCAATCGATTATAGCGCACTGTGAAGCGAACGACCTGCAATACACCGATGTTATCGAAGGTATCGTGGAACGGGCGGTAGCGGATGGTTTGCCAAAGGACGGGAAACCTGCTACACCTGCGGTATCCCCAAAGAAAAACCCAAAGAGGCGTCCTAAGAAATGAGAAAGCCCGTCAAAAAGATCAAGCGTCGTTCCCGCTACATCAACACGGGTAAGGAAACTTCGGGAGAACGTGCGGCGCGGACGGCTGCTCAATTCATCATGGGAAACCGCCACTATCCTATGATCTTGAAAGCCATTCGCGCTGGTACGCCCAACACGCAAATAGCCGAATTCTGTATCAATCGCGGTATCATGGACGTGAACCAGAAAACGGCGGTAGGGTATCTGCAACTCTTTCGCAAGATGCAACCTGCCACGTGTCGGCCCGTGGAACCTAACGATGACGATCTTATGACGGCAGGCTACGATCATATCTTTGACGGTAACGCGATCATTCTGGACGAGGAAACAGAAATCCTCAAAATGATTGCACTACAGAAAGCCCGCCTTGGTATTGCGTTCAAAAACGAGCGTGAAATCGGCGTACTGATGGCAAGCCATCGTAAGGAATTCGAGGAACTGCGCGAACTCATTATGACCTTGGCGAAACTGCGTGGCAAACTGGGCAACACAATCGACGTAAACCTGCAAGGCTATAGCGACAGTGTACGGGACGACCTCAAGGGTATTCAACAAGACGAAGGGCAGCGGAACACCATCGCAGCTTTAGTCGCAGATTTGGCAACACAAAATGCGTGAAATCAAACAGTCACCAATTCGGAAGAAACTACTAAAGCACCTCCGACAACGCGGTGTTCTTCTACGTCATAAGGTACCCAAGCTTATTACATCGGTGACTACCGAAGAACTACAGCGTGAAATCGAATTGAAAGACACGTTGAAATCCCTATCGTACGAGGTAAAGAATATTCACGACAAGCTGCTTCGTGAGCAGTACGCCTATGCTATGGAGGAAGTCGCCAAGGACGGCGATCTGGAACACCTGCTGGAATTGACACGGTATACTCGCGGCGTAGTACCCCTTGACGAATTCCTGTACTCACCAACCTACATGGGTATCGGGGAGGGCGAACTGTACCCCGGCGTTACAGAGACCCTAGAGGCGCTAGAAAGCGGTCAATACGTCGAGTGCATCATGAAAGGTGCTATCGGTGGAGGTAAGACAACCTGCGCCAACCTCGGCATATCCAGAAGCATCTACAACATTAGCTGTATGCGTAATCCGCAACAGACATTCGGTATTCAGCAACACTCATCTATTGTATTTACAATTCAGTCGGTGCGACTATCCACCGCCAAGCAAGCCGTGTTCGAAGAAATGGTCCCGTTCTTCAACAACTCACCTTACTTCCGTGAAATCTATCCGTATGATCGGCGGATCACTTCGCAGTTAAAGTTCGCACAACAAAACGTCACAGTCATGCCCGTGTCATCTTCGACCACTGGTGCTATCTCTATGAACGTTATCGGCGGTCTACTTGACGAAGTTAACTTCATGCAACGTGTGCAGAAATCCAAGCACAACAACGCAGACGACAAGGGCGAATACGACCAAGCGAAAGAACTGTACCTCACACTGTCCAAGCGTCGTCGGTCCCGTTTCATGCACAAAGGTAAACTTCCCGGCACCTTGTTCCTTGTATCATCTTCTCGCTACCCCGATGACTTCACAGAAACCAAAGCCGAAGAAGCTGCAATGTGTGGTGGGGATGATCCCGAAATCTACGTGTTCTCCAAATCTCTTTGGGAGAGTAAAGGACGCGACCGCTACAGCGAAGAAGAATTCCGCGTACTGGTCGGTAACGAGCGGACCCGTTCACGTATACTTGGCGATCACGAACTGCCCGAAGGCGATGGCGTTACGGTTATTCCCGTACCAGAGGATTTCCGCCGTGAATTCGAGAAAGACATCGACGGATCGATCAGAGACTTCGCGGGCCAGACTACACTTGCCTCACATCCATTCATTCACAACCGAGAAAGCATATTCGATTGCATGGCTTTGGCCGATCAGTATGCGTACCAATCCGTATACCCTCTTGACGAAATCGATCTTGAGGTTTCCATACCATCGATTGCAGCGGATCGTATCCGACATGACGTTAGCAAGATGCGCGTGGCCCACGTTGACCTTGCGCTTACACGGGACAGCGCGGGGCTTGCCGTGGGGCATATTGCTGGCACCAAAACCATCGAAAGATTTAATCCTGAGACGAAAGAGACTACGGTTGAAGTTCTACCTGTGATTGCATATGATCTTATCATGAGGATCATGCCCCCACGGGACGGAGAAATCGACTTTGCAAAAATCAGACAAATATTATACGACATGCGGGACAATCATAACATTCCCATCAAGGTCGTTACCACTGACGGTTTCCAGTCAACCGACTTTCGACAAATACTTGGGAAGAAAGGGTTCGTCACTGACTATCTGTCTCTCGACCGCACAACGCAACCCTACCGGACGTTTCGTGATGCTCTGTATGATCGACGGATTATGCTGCCCCGACATCAAACACTTGTCAAAGAACTCACAGAACTCGAATATGTCACCAGCGGAAGCAAAGAAAAGGTCGATCATAAACCGCGTGGCTCAAAGGATGTGGCCGATGCGGTCTGTGGCGTTGCGGCATATCTCTTAACCCGTCGCCAAACGTGGACAACCCAGCCAACCTTCCGTGGCAATGGCGGTCTAATGCTTCATGGCAACCGTACAGGCATAGGGTCAGTTGAACTGGACGAGATTGACGAAGACGAATTCACAGAACGCCACGGCAACGGCAGACGGTCTATTAAGGACCGCCGAAGCGTGAACCGCCTCAATCCCAAGCGCCGCAAGTCGGTATAATCGACCTTGATAAGCGGTATAGCGCGTGCTATACTAGCTGCATGGTCATTAAACGTCGCAAAATCAAAATACCGCCTAAAAAGTTTACGCACACAAGGGCGTTAAAACGTATGGCCGACATCGTGGAAACCCACGGCGATGAAGCTATGGCAAAGCAATACTTCACAGCGTTTCATCAGAACATGCTTGCAAGGTTGCAATCGATTGCAGCTAAAGCAGAGGAAGCGCGCAACTGGGAATTCATGGAAGGTCGCTACAAGCAAGCAACCGAACTGTACCTACTTGCGTCGGTCCTCTACGAAAAATTCCCAGAGCATATGATTCTAACTGACGGAGCATTCGACGGGCTTGCGAAGTTCTTACTAAAACACAAGACCAAACAGGATATGGAATTTTGGACGTGGTACAACGTCACAGCTATGGGCCTTAAAGCGGGTAGCGGTTACAACGTTGTGGCACGTGAACCAATTCCACAATACGTTTATCTCATCACCGGAACATGGATAGAGGAAATCGATGGAAAAGCATCACAAGACGGAACCACCAAATTACGAGGGAAGTCTAAGCGAACTCGCCTCAGAGCATCGGGCAAATCTGGAAAACCAAAGAGACGCCGCATACGAAATAGCGGATGAGATAGACCACCCTATCAAGCGCACCAAAGCTTTCCGCGTATGTGACTTGCTTGACGTTAATCTCGACTTCCAAGGGGCCAACCCTAAAAAGGTCGATTTCGATATGCTCAAGGAACACATACGACAGCCTGCCCCACATCTTAACGATATGGAAAACCAATACAGGGCCAAGATCAAAAACCGTGCAACGGCGATCAGGGCTTATTGCGTTGGCTGCATGGGCGGATCAATCGTGGACGTGCGGACGTGCGCTTCACTATGCTGCCCCTTACATCCTTTCCGAATGGGTAAAGACCCGTTGCGCGGTTACGCAATGCCAAAGGTCGAGGAACCCGAATTGGAATTCGATGAGGATGACGTGGGCGAATTCGAGGAAGGGGATGACGATGCCGATTAAAAAGAGAAGCAACAAAACTTTCGAAGCGCCTGTAGAGGGTAACGGAAAGCTGGTCATTGTGGCACAACCAAAGAAACCCTTACCGGAAACGTCACACCTTCAAGTGACATACG